GTTTAACCCTGGCCGGGATTAGCGTTCCCATACGCGCCGTTTTGTGACTGGCCCTCGTCAGTTGCTGATCGGTTCCCGGGTGCTTGCACCCCCCTGTCTGGGTGACAGGTGATACCACCCGCCGGGGAAACCTTAAAAATGGCTATGCTGGATTTATCGGATTACACAGCGAGAATAAAGAAAATTCGTGCCCAGAGAACCCGTGTGATACCTGGAAAGAAACAAAGTCGAACGGACAATGAAACAACAATGCAGACAACAGATACCACATGCTCGTATTATGACCCCTGCGGGGGTCTTGATTGTCATGACTGCAACGATGGTATCTCTCTCGGAGTCGTACTTCTGCGGGGAAGAGAACGAAAGTTTAAGGGTGACCTTTTTCTTGATTTCTCCAACTCTGTGGTTCCCGAGTTAAATGATCGCACCTCAGAGACTGTCAGCGGCGCATTCAGTTGTGTAGCAGACAGTGCCGGGACCTGGCCGGTTCTTGGTCAGGGCCGTGGCCCTGGACAAGACGCGGAGCGCTCCTTCGGGAGGTCACCAATTATGGCATACGACAACAAGTATGAGCTCAGCGAAAAAGAGACAAGACATGCGACTCCATTCCGCTACGTTAAGGAATTCAAACGAAAAAAACGTCATTGTGCTCGGGCGGCCCGTGCTGCTCGTAAAGAAGAGAAGACCGCTACAATCAACGGTGAAAACTCGGTAAGGGGTTCGAGGAACAGTTCTTCCAACATGTTCCAGCCCCTTGCCGAGTTGTCAAGTTGCACGCGATCAGAAAAGCTTCGGGCTCAGGCGCTTTGTCTTGCTGAGCAGCTTTCTATCGATCTTTGTGTTCCGTTTAATCGTGATCTTTTACGTGAAGAGATTCAGTGTGGAGAGTTAAGAAAGGCAGTAAGGGAAATGATGCCGGAAAAACTCAATGAACTACAGGAATTAAGCGTAAAGACATGTATGAAGGTAGAAAGGTCCGTTTGTAAGTACTGCGAGCCAAGATTCGCTGAGAAGGTAAACGAGTGGCGAAGTTTTCTTTCTCAGCCGGTTGAGGTGAACCAGGATCATCTGAAGGCATTTCGGAAAGCATTCAGATCAAATATTCCCCGTAACTGGAATACTCGTCCTGGTCCGTTTATACCTAATGGCAGTGCTTCTCTCCTTCACTCAGTTAAGACTGGGGGCAATTGGAATGAGGAGTCATTTTCTGACAGGTGTCGTACAGCTCTGGTATTTTCCAAGGGAAAACCGAGAATTGTTACCTGTTACTCCTCTTACAATACTGAGGTTCTCACCCCCCTTCACTCTTCCCTATACAGTTTCCTTGGCGACATGGGTTGGCTTCTCGTAGGAGATCCAACTGAGGAACATGTCACTTCTTTGAATGGTAGTGGTCCTTTTAACAGTTTCGACTATACTGCTGCCACTGATTCAATTAAGAAAGTCTACGTTCAGGCTGCCATTGAGGAACTGATAGACACCGCGATCGATCT